ACAAACTGCGCTCGGAACTGTTACAGTTGTAATATTATGAATGAAAAAAAAATTGGTGTTATGGTCGCAACACCTTGTTATGGCGGTCTTTTATCAGAAGGATATTTACACGGTATATTAAGTCTAACTCAATCCGCTGCCAAAAATAAATTTAAAGTTCATTTAAATACAATGGGTAATGAAAGTTTAGTTACCCGAGCTAGAAATACATTAGTAAGTCAATTTTTAGATTATTGTGAAAAAGATGATAAATCTTTTACTCATTTAATGTTTATTGATGCAGATATAGGATTTAATGGAGAAGCTGTAACTCGATTATTACAATCAGATTATGATGTGTGCGCTGGAATATATCCTAGAAAATCTATTGATTGGAAAAGTATTCCAGGTTTTGTAAAAGAAGATCCAACTAATTTAGAACAAAAAGCATATGGTTATAATTTAAATTTTGCTGAACCTAAAAATATAAAAGTAGTAAAAGGATTTACTGAAGTTTTAGATGCTGCAACTGGATTTATGTGTATAAAAAAAGAAGTTTTTCATAAAATGAAAGAAGCTTATCCTAATCTTAAATATACCAGTGATCAAATTATCAATAATGATAGATATTCAAGTAAAAATTGTTATGCATTTTTTGACTGTATTATTGATGAAAAAAGTAATAGATATTTAAGTGAAGATTATGCTTTTTGTAGATTATGGCAAAAAATAGGCGGTAAGATACATGCTGATCTTCAAAGTCCTTTAACGCATTATGGAACTTATCCATTTGCGGGACACGTATGGACTAAATTTAAAGTTGACGAAATAATAAAAAAAGATGGTACTAAAATTAAAGCTGACGAGGTAAAAAAAGATGGCAATGACATACAGCAGTCTTCAAAATGATATTAAAGTTTGGGCTGAAAATACAGGAACTGATTTTACTGCACAAGTAGGAAATTTTATTCAAAATGCTTTTGAAAGTTTATCAAGAGATATAGACCCTATTGGATTTAATGAAAATGTAACTACAACTACAATAGCTGGAGATAGAATGGTAAATCTTCCTACTGCTATTGAACCTATGTTATTTAATTATTTATCAATAACTGTAGGTTCTAATGTAAGTTATTTAGAAATGAAAACTTTAGCATATTGTCAAGAATATTGGCCAGATATATCAATTCAAGGCCAACCTAAATATTTTACAAATTTTGATGATGATCGAGTTTATTTAGCTCCTACTCCAGATCAAGCGTATACAGTTAAATTAGGATATCAAGGTAAAATTAATCCTTTATCTAATACTAATACTACAAATTGGTATACTGAAAATATACCAAGTACATTAACTTATGCTTGTTTAGCTGAAGCAAATCTCTTTACAAAGAACATGGAAGACTATACTATATACAAAAATTTGTATAAAGAACAAGTAGCTACTATAAATAATGAAGCTCGTAGAAGAAGAAGAACAGACTATAAGTTTCCTGGTAGCCCTCTTGGTACAAACACATTAACTGGAGGACAATAAATATGGCAATAACACAAGCGATAGCTACTGTATTCAAACAAGACTTAATGTCGCCTGGTGGAAACCTTGCAGCACTTACTTTGAAATGTGCTTTGTATGATAACACTGCATCTTTAGCAGCAAACACAACTGTGTATGCAGTTGCAAATGAAATTTCATCATCTGGAACTAATTATACTACAGGTGGAAATGCATTAACTAATGTAGCAATTACTGTAGATGGAACTACTGCAATTTTTGATGCTGATAATGTTACATTTGCAAATGCAACAATTTCTGCTCAAGCTGCACTTTTATACAATGCAAATAACAGTAATTCTGCGATTGCAGTTTTAGATTTTGGAGGAGTTAAAACTTCTACAAACGGAACTTTTGAATTACAGTTTCCTACTGCTAACTCATCTGCTGGCTTAATTAGAATAGCATAAGGAGAAACTCCTTATGGCAAGTACATGGAACCAAGGCCAATGGAACTTCGGTAGTTGGAATAATTCAGCTTCAGGGGCTGTAATTGAAGGTGTATTAGCTAATACTGCATTAGGCTCTATCACTGTAGATGCAGAAATCAGAAAAGGTTGGGGACGAGGAGCTTGGAATTCTGCGAGTTGGAATCAAGCACCTGATGTTTATATAACTGCTACTGGTCAATCAATAACAACTGAAATAGATTTAGGTTTAGGTTGGGGTCGAGGAACATGGGGTGAAGATGGATGGAATACTCCAGGTGGTTATATATTAGTAGGAACAGGTAGTTTATTTTCAATTACAGGACAATTAGCAAATGCAAATGTAAGTTCAGTTACAGTTACAGCAGATGCAGATGATATTTCTATAACTGGACAATTAGCAAATGCAAATTTAGGATCAAGTACAGTTACTGCAAACGCTAATACAGGTACTATTACTGGATTACATGCAAATGCAAATATAGGAACTTATTCTATTGCCGCACATGGAACTATAACTATTGTAACACCTGGTTTTGACATGACTGTTGCTTTAAGTAATAGTTTTGTGGTTGGAACTGCCGCTTTTCTTCCTATGGAAGGTCAAGGAATGACTTCTTATTTAGGTACTATTACAACCGGTACTGAAAACTTTATTTCTATTACTGGAATTAATGCTAATGCTAATATAGGTTCTACTACTCTTTCAACAGCTCAAATTTTAAGTATGACTGGTCAAAGTATGACTATTTCTTTAGCTACAATTATACCAGCTTCTAATAATTTTCTTGCTATGACTGGAATCCAAGCTAATGTTACTCCTGTAAATTTAAGATTTTGGGATGATATTAATGATTCAAATACCTATACATGGACAAATATTTAGTGTACAATTTAATACAAATATATATTATTTACAAAAATAAATTTATAAGGTATAAATAATTATGGCTTCAACTTATACAGCACGATTAAAATTAGAACGTCAAGCTTCGGGAGAAAATTCAGGTAATTGGGGTAATCTAGTAAATTATGTTATGAACAGAGTTGATTGTTCAGTAAAAGGTTATCAAGCAGCAAATGTTGCAGGAAATGCTAATGTTACTTTAACTTCAGCTAACTCTACAACTAATACAAATGATACTTCTACTGATGATCAAGTTCACAATGCGATATTAGAATTTACAGGTGCTTTAACAGCAAATATTCATGTTTTTACAGATGCTGTTGAAACAAAATATACAGTATTTAATAATACATCAGGTTCATATAGTTTAACTTTTGCAAATGCAGGTCATGCTGCTAATGGAGTTGCACTTAAACAAGGTGCTAAAACATTAGTATATTCAGATGGATCTACAATTGCAGATGTAATGGGAGATTTAGGTGATGTTACAATGACATCTCTTACTTCAGCAGGAAATGTTGCTGCAACAAATGTAGTTGCAACTGCAGCAATTTCAGGTACTTCTATTACTGGTACAGCAAATGTACAAGGTACAAATTTAATTGCTACAGCTAATACAATAGATTTACAGGGAACTGCTCCGACTATTAATGCAACAGGCGCAACAAATACAGATTTAACATTAAGTCCAAAAGGTTATGGTTTAGTAACATTAAACGGCGGTGGTAAAGTTCAACAATTAATGGAAAAAGTAAATGTATCAGCTACTGTAGCAACAGGAACAATAAATTTTGATGCAATAGATGGAGCAGTTCAATATTTTACTGCAAATGCAACTGCTAATTTTACTTTTAATTTAAGAGGAAATAGCTCTGTAACATTAAATAATTTATTAGATACTGGTGAAGCTATTACTGTTGCACATGTTGTAACATGTAATGCATCTGCATTTTATGCAAATGCAATAACGATTGATGGTTCAGCAGTTACACCTGAATGGCAAGGTGGAGAAGCACCTACTGAAGGAAATGCGAATAGTGCAGATACTTATACTTATACAGCAATTAAAACTTCTGCTAATACATATACAGTATTAGCTTCTCAAACGCAGTTTGCGTAAGGTGAATGAGTTTATGGGAATATTATTCCAACTTAGACTTAGAAAAGATAAAAAGGAGTAGAAACTATATGTTATATTGTGCAGCAAAAATAGATGAAAATAACAAAGTTATTGATACACTCGCTGTAGACGAAACTGATATAGTTGATTCAAATGGTAATATTAGTGATGAATTAACAACTTCTTTTGCAAATTCAATTAGACAAACTACAGGCACGTGGAAAGCAGCAGGTATGTTTCAAGAAGGAACTGTTCCAAGTTTTAGAAAAACTCAACCAGGAATAGGAGATAATTGGGAACCTGAGCAACAAAAATTTTATCAAAAACAACCTCATTCTTCATGGGTATTAGATTCAAATTTAGATTGGAATTCTCCTACTCCTAAACCTAATTCAACTACAAAATGGATATATAACGAGGAGACACAAGCGTGGGACTTACCTGATCAAGATTTTATGGTAAATAATAAGTATTATAATGAAACTTCAGGTGACCCTGATAATTCTAATTTTTTAGGAAGGATAATGGAAGAATAATGCCAATATTATCATCTAGAGGAGGAGCATCAGCAAGAGGTTTTGGTTTTGCAGGAGGAGCTGGAGAGGTTTTTATGATAGCTACAGGGGGAACCATTACAGAAGATGGAGATTATAAAGTTCATACATTCTCAAGTTCAGGTACTTTTGAAGTAACACAAGAATATGGAGATCCAACTGCTTATCCTGTTGCAGTTTTAATTGTTGCTGGTGGCGCTGGCGGAGGTGACGGTGGTGGAAACGGTGGAGCTGGAGGTGCTGGAGGATATTTAGAAGGAACAGTTACAAATTTAACAACAGGATCTTATCCTGTTGGTGTTGGTAGTGGTGGAAACACAAATAATAATGGAAATGGTTACGGTCAAGCAGGATCAAATTCTACATTCAACAGTGCAACTGCAAACGGCGGAGGCGCTGGTGGTGGTACACAGAATGGATCAGGTCAACCAGGTGGATCTGGCGGTGGAGGAGCCCGAGGTGGCGGAGGTTCTGCTACTCAAGGAGATTCCGGAGGTTTAACAGGTTACGGAAATGGTGGAGGAAGTAGTGGATCAACATTAAGTGGCGGCGGTGGCGGAGCTAGTGCCTCTGGAGGTCACGGTAATGGAGGAAATGGAAGATCATGGCCTGGAAATTCTACAACTTACGCTGGCGGTGGAGGTGGTTCTCGTCAATCGGGACCTGGTCCTGGATCAGGCGGAACTGGCGGTGGCGGAGCAGGTGCACCTGGAATCGGTGGAGCACCCGGTAATGGAACTAATGGTTTAGGCGGTGGAGCAGGCGGAGCTTGTGACTCTGGATCTGGTTCTTCTGGTGGTACTGGAGTAGTTATTGTTAGGTATCAATTTCAATAAATAAATTTATGTTATATTTTATTTGTTTATGTGATACTAAAAAAGTACATGAAAGCAGAGAAATTTTTCCCGCTACAAATTATTGATAATTTTTTTGAAGATCCAAAGGAAGTTGTAAATTTTGCTAATACATTAGATTTTAATACTGGTAGCTACGGTTACTGGCCAGGGACAAGAACCTTTCCTTTACATGAGGTTAATTACAATTTTTTCAATTCTACACTGATTAAAATATTTTCCCTTTCTTTTGATTTCAAGCACCATACTGTTAATTGGGATAATGTTGAAATGTATTTTCAAAAGACTTACCCATATGATAGTAAAAATAAAAATAATATAATTAATTCTGGATTAACTCATGCAGACGGAAATTATCCTTTAGTAGGTTTAGTATATCTAACAGAGGGGGCTGATCCTGACTCAGGGACTTCTATAATGCAACCTTTAGAAACTTATACATTAAAAAAAGCTTATAAAAAATTAGACAAAGATTTTATAAAAAGAAAAGTAAATTTTTATAAAAAAGAAAGAAATAAAATCACTAAAAAAGATTTAATTAATTATGCAAAATTAGTTGAAGATTGTAATTCTAGATTTAAGGAAACTATTAAAGTTAATAATATTTATAACAGAGCCCTTTTTTATAATGGATACGATTTTCATAAATCTAATTCTTTTTTTACTGATAAAAAAGAAAGATTAACTTTAGTATTCTTTATAAGAGAGATACAATCCTCTGGATTTTACCCACTTCAAAGATTAAACTCTAACAAGACAAACTTAAAAAATGATGATCACAAAAAAAAAATCAGTATCAAAAGAAACAATAAAAAATATTGATCAATCGGTTTCTTCTACATTGTTTAATTGGTCTTTACACGAAGAAATATATGGGAAAAATATGCCCTATTATTCCCCTTTGGCAACTAAATTAAACAAAACTTATAAAACTAAGAATACTTTTCAATTGCAGCATCTAGTTTTCAAACAAAATACTAAAATTACAAGCTCTTATTATCCTCTTTTTTTAAAACTGTTTCAAGAAATAACTAATAATTTTATAAAAAGAGATGTCGAACTTTTAAGAATAAAAGTTAATTTATTATTTCAAACCGAAAAAAAATCGAGGAATGTGTTTCATGTTGATGATTCTTTTATGAAAGATAATTTCTTTTCGATGATTTATTATATTAATGATTCTGATGGGGATACTGTTGTATATAAGGATAAAAAATTAATTGGGGTGAAACCCGAAGCTGGAAAAGTTCTTATGTTTGATGGTAAGTTACATCATGCATCAAGTAGTCCAGTTAAGAATAAACTCAGAAAGGTAGTAAATATAAATTTTAGATATGCTTAAATTAGATTCAGGATTTTCAGATTTAGAAATTAATTCGTGGTTTCCCACATTAATAGGGGTAAGTTTTTATAAGAATCATATAAAAGAAGCTCCTGGAATTATAAAACATTTAAAAAAACAAAAACCTAAATGTGAAAAATCAATAGGTCAATCGAGTTTTTATTTACATAGTTGTCATAAAGATAAAAAATTAAATAATTTAAATAAATGGATACAAGAGAGAGTTAATGACTATACAAAATTTTATGGCTTTCCAAAAAAATGTATACCTGTAGAATCCTGGGTTAACTGGTATAAAGAAAACAATTTAGTTGATGCACATGTTCATTTAGGTAGAACTATATCTACTATATATTATTTGCAAAGTGATCCAGATGATTCAAGAGTAATATTTCATTCACCTGTTCCAGTAGATATGGCTAACCCTTTTGATACTTCAGCTAATAATAGTAAAGAAAGATATAAAAACGACCACACTCATACGGAGTGTTTTTATAAACCTATTGAAGGAATGTTATTAATATTTAGGTCTTATATATGGCACAAAGTAGAATTAAAAGATAACAAATTAAAAGACAGAATTATAATTAGTTGGGACTTAAAATAATGTATCATAAAGCTAGATATTGGTATTTTAAAAATGCAGTAGATGATCTTTTTATTAAGTCTTTACATAAATTAATTAAAGGTCAAAAAAGTCATAAAGGAACGATTTCTGGTATATCAAACCCTAGAGGAAAAAATAAAAAACTTGTGAAAGAAAAACGTGAATCTGATGTTAAATTTATATCAGTACCTTGGTTATATGACGCTATTGGTCCCTATGTAAAAAGAGCTAATACTTCCGCCAATTGGAACTATGACTTTAATTGGTGTGAAACACCTCAATATACAATTTATAAAAAAGGCCAATATTACGGCTGGCATATTGATATGGCAGATGAGCCTTATAAATTAAAGGACCCAAACTTTAAAGGAAAAGTTAGAAAATTAAGTTGTACTTTACTCTTAAATGACTCTAGCGAATATAAAGGAGGGGGTTTTGAATTTGATTTTAGAAATGCAAAAAATAATAAAAATATTGTCAAAGTAAAAGAGCTTAAAAATAAAGGGGATTTAATAGTGTTTCCATCCCATGCTTGGCATAGAGTAAAACAGGTAACTGAAGGCAAACGATTAAGTTTAGTGTTGTGGTTTATAGGGCCTCCTTTCAAATGAAACTTGTTATGCAGGATAAATTTTTGAATAAAAGTGAATGTAAACGCTTAATGAATTTTTATAACTTGCAACCAAAACCTGCTCAGTTTGACACAACTTTTCCACTAACTATTACAGAGATAGGACCTCAATTTTTAAAAGATAAAATCAATAAATTAGGAATGTCTATAAACAATTCTGTAATTGATTGGCTTGAAATAGTTAAATGGCCAAGTCCGAATCCAGGAAAAAATTTACATTTGGATAACGCCTCATCTTCAACAACTCTAAGTAGTATTATTTATTTAAATGATGACTATGAAGGAGGCCATACTTATTTTGAAGATGGCACTACTTTTGCACCAGTAACTGGGAGGGCTATTTTTTTTGATGGACAATATTACAAGCATGGAGTGTCTCCTATTTCAAAAAGTCCAAGATATACAGTAGCAACTTGGTTAACACATCCTAAAATTAGGAAGGATAATTAAATATGAGCTTTAAAAAAAATAAATATTTAGTTATTAAAAAGGCAGTTCCTATAATAATTACAGAATTTTGTTATCATTATTTATTACTTAAAAGAGAGGTTTTTTATAAAGATGATAAATTAAGACACTACGGTGCTTATGGTGATGAAATCTGTAAAAATACTTATTGTCATTATTCAGATGTATTAATGGAAACCTTATTAGTAGAGTTACTTCCTTTAATGAAAAAGAAAACTAAACTTGACCTTGTGCCAACTTACACATATTGTAGGGTGTATAAAAAAGGAGATGAATTAAAAAGACATAAAGATAGAATGAGTTGTGCCGTATCAACAACTTTAAATTTAGGGGGAGATATTTGGCCTATTTATTTAGAGCCTTCAGGTAAAGAAGGAATGAAAGGTATTAAAATTAATTTAAAACCAGGAGATATGTTAATTTACGATGGTTGTTTATCAGAGCATTGGAGAAAACCATTTAAAGGCAAAATTTGTGCACAAGTTTTTCTACATTATAATACATCAGAAAATAAAAATAATATATTCGATAAAAGACCTATGCTAGGTCTACCTGTAACTTTTAAAAATGTTTGATAATAAAGTTTGGATATTCAATAATATTGTTAATCAAACTTATCAAAAAAAAATTAAAGATGAATTGTTAGGAAATAAAAGACTTTTCCCTTGGTATTTTATACCAGATATAACACACATCGATGGACCTCAATCACGACCTGGTTTTCAGCATGTATTAGTCGATAAAGAAAAAATTAATAGTAATTTTTATGATTTAATAGTACCTATTATAAATAATAGCTTGAAAAAAATTAAATATAACTTAAAAGTAATAAAACAAGGTAGAGCATTTGTTCAATTACCTTTAAATATGAAAACAAAGAAAGTAGATATTCCTCATATTGATTTGAATGAAAGACATTTAGTAGTTTTATATTATGTTTCTAATTCAGATGGAGATACTATTATCTATAAAGATAAAAAATTTAAAAAGAAATTACATAAGATTACTCCTAAGCAAGGACGAGTTGTAGTATTTGATGGTAGTCTTTGGCATACTGCTGAACAACCAAAAAAGAATGTAAGATGTGTAATTAACTGTAACGTAATATAATGAAAAAATTAAAAAATATAAAACATAATCAACCTATACATAAGCACGATGCTTATTTTCCACATATAGGTCCTCATTTTCTAATAGGGACATATCAAGGAAGTTATCCTGGAGTGTCGGATGAATTAGATATTAGAAATACAAAATATTATAAACCTAAAGGAGGACAAACAATCAATTTACAAAAAGACATTTATTTTAAAGATTTAATTAAAAAAATAAAAATATCAGTCCTAAGAGTTGCGGAACATTTCTATAAAGTTATACCTGGTTATAAAGTAGATGTTGTTTCATTATGGCTTAATTCAAATGAAAAAAACATGAATCATCCGCCGCATAATCATATGAATACATTTTTAAGTGGTACACTATGGTTAGATGGAAAAGCTAAGGATTACCCCTCTATAAAATTTTTGAGACCATACGCACAACCTAATTTACCTATAATAAAATTTTATAATGAAATAAATAGCAATGTCTGTATGTATGCATGTATTAAAGATAATTATATTATTTTCCCTTCATATCTCTACCATTATGTAGATAAAAATAATTATAAAAAACCACGGATATCTCTTTCTTTTGACACCATTTTAAGAGGTAGATATGGAGAAATAATAAATCAAGGTGAGACTGTAGGGCAATATAAAATCTAATGTGGGTTCACCCTTTTAAAAACCATAATAATATAAAACTCCCTCTATTAGATTTAATTTCTAAGATACCTAAAACAATTATAAAAGAGAAAGGGGACACTATTAGTCATTCCGATTTTTATTTGCCTAAAACTTTAGATAGAAAATATTTAGATTATTTTTATCAAAACATAAATGACCACATGAGTATGTTATGTGAGGTATTTAATTCTAGAGAATGGAGTATTAAATCAGGGTGGTTTCAACAATATACTCAAGGGAACTCCCACAACTATCATAATCATGGGGAGTCACAATTTGCAGGAGTTTATTATCTAGAGTTACCCAACAAGTCTATGACAACTGAATTTTTAGATGGCTCTAAAGTAGAGGCTAAAGAAGGGGACATTATCATATTTCCCTCTTATAAATACCACAGATCAAAAAAAAACACTTCTCAAAAACGTAAAACTGTGATAGCTTTTAATTGTTCTTTTAATATTTGTAATTTTATCAAGTGAAAATTACCATGTAGCTGGACATTGTGGTTTTGATTAAAATAATGTATAAATTTGCATAAATTTGTATATAATAAAAATTATGCCTTTAACTCAATTAAACTTTCAACCTGGATTAGATACTGAAAATACAGAAACCGGCGCAGAAGGTAGATGGATTGACGGAGATAAGATCAGATTTCGAAAAGGACTTCCTCAAAAAATAGGAGGCTGGAATAAGTTTAGTACAGCTTATTATGTTGGAGTAGGAAGAGCTTTAGAACAGTGGTTTTCTTTAAATGGAGCTAGATATGAAGCTTTAGGAACTGATAGAAAAGTTTATGCTTATGCTTCTGGTGATAGTCAAGATATTACTCCTATAAGAGAAACAGCTAATTTAGTAAATGCTTTTACCACTACTAATACAAGTGCTAATATAACAATTTCATCTTCTTCACATGGAGCAGGTGTAGGAGATTTTGTAACTCTTTCAAGTTCTAGTGGAACAGTGGGAGGAATTCCTGCTACAACTTTAGATGCTGAATATGAAATCTTATCTATTACTAATACTGATGCTTATATAATTTCAAGTAATGCTACAGCTACTTCAACAATTGGTCCTACTGGTAATTGTACAGCTACTTATCAATTAAATATAGGTCCAGGTCTTCAAACTTTTGGATATGGCTATGGATCAGGAGCATGGAGTGCTAGTACATGGGGAACTCCTCGAAGTACCTCTAATGTAACTTTAGATATGAGAATGTGGTCTATAAATAATTGGGGAGAAGATTTAATTATAACTCAAAAAGATGGCG